GACCTTTTATATTTGGTGTATATTGTTTTGCCATTATGCCATTGCAGTTAAATTAGCATCGTTTACAGCTTCTAATAAAGCCTTACTAACCATTTCTTTAATCTTTGCAGTTCCTTCTGTTAAATTGGTAGTTTGTACGTTTAAACTTTCTACTAATTTAGTAATATTGATAGTTAAACTTTGTGGTCTTTGTCCAGTTACTTCGGTTCCAGTTCCCAATGATTTAGATGTTGATGATCCGCTACCATTTAAAGATTCTCCACTTTCGATTAATGTTGGATTTTCTTTAGATTTTAAAAGTTGTAATCCACCTTGTAATCCTGCTACTGATTTTTGTATTAAAGATGAGCGTATTTCAAAACTAGCAAAATCTTTATCCCTATCAAATTTTTCTTTACTTAATCTCGATGCCTCTTTAAAGTATTCTAAATTTTGTTTTATATCTCCAAAGTTACCAGAACCTCCAGTAACTACACTTTGATATTCAGCAGCCTTAGCTTCAAAACCTCTTAATCCACCACTTAAACTAGTAACACCTAAATTAGCATACATATGATCTAAAAAGCTAAATTTTTGTTTAGTGCTTTTCATTGCTTCATCTAAGAAATTTTGAGCAGATAACTTTGTATTTAAAGCATCTGCCATTTTTCCAATAAAGTCTAAAGTACTGTTTATAATTCCAGTTTGTGAGTTACCAATATTAACTTTAATTTGCTCCCATGTATCAGCTATATTAGACCATCTACCCCCGACTGTTTTAGATTGATCTGCCATTAAATTAAAGAATTGACCACCTTCTCTAGTCATATCCTTAAAAGCTCCTTCAATATCTCTAAATCCTAATTTACCATCATGCACCATTTTATTAATACCTGCGGTGGTAGTGTTTAAACGTTTTGCTAATACTTCATAAATAGGAATACCACGTCCAGCGAACTGTCTTAAATCCATTAATGTTACACGTCCACTTGTTTTTAATGTGCCGTATAAATAAGCAATATCTCCTAATGGAGCACCAATACCAGCAGATACATCTCCTAAATCTCGCATAGTTTGAACTACATCTCCAGCCTTAAATCCATAAGCTAATAATTGTTTACTAGCATCTTGCACCTCAGTTAATTGAAATGGTGTTGTTTTAGCTAAGTTCATTAGCTGCATTTCCAATGCTTTAGCAGCTTGTTCGTTACCACGTAGCATAGTTTTTATACTTGCATGGAATTTCTGAAAGTTATCTAAGGATTGAAAAACAGCTTTACCAAATGATACTATTCCACCAATAGCAAATGTACCAGCAATCATACCACCTAAACCCCCTAAACTACTTTTTAAACCACTCATTTTACTATCTAATCCTTTTACTTGATTAGCAGCACCCTGCATAGTTTTACTAAATAAATCCTTTAGTCTTAATGTATATGATAAATCGTTATTCGGCATCTTGTTTTTTAAATCTAATTCCTTGATATTCTACACAATAATCCATTTCCGCTACTCTTTTAGCCCATTGGCTATCTGTTAACTTGTCTGGATTTTCTCTATAAAAAAAGCGGATAAGTGCGTTATTTCTTGCTATCTCATCCGCTTCTATTTGTGCTTTATAAAACTCTAATTTTTTTTTAAAGTTGCTTTTTGTACTGCTAGTAAATCAACTACTCCTTGTCCTGCACTCTCAATTGCATCATCATTTCCTATTACTAAATCTAAATTATCTCCGCCAATATAAAGTGCTTTTAAACACCCTTCTACTGCCATTTCAAATTTATCTTTATTTACCAAACTACCAACCATTTTACGAGTTGCTTTATCTGGTTTTTTTAAGAATAAAGTAGCTGTTGAATCTTCATCGTCTGTATCTAAAAATACAGTCATTTCTCTAACTACTCCGTGAATCTTTTTTAAACTTTCTTTTTCAATGTTTAATTCATCTTTTGTTTTCATAATCTTTTATTTAAGGTTATGCAAATATAACAAAAAATTTTATAAATACTGTACGTGAGAAATAATTAATTCTAATTCTACTGGCATTGATGTATCTCCACTTGATGCCGTTCTTTTGTTATTCATAAAACGAACGTTTTTTAATACGTGTTTACGAGTAATATTAGCTACATCTAAATACATAACAACAATGTCAAATTCTGGAATATCTTGAATACGACCAAAAGGGGCTACTGTTTGGATGTTTTCTAATTCCTCCATTAAGATAGTCATTTTTGCTGTTGGTTCGATTTTACCATATCCACGAGATACTGGCAAACGACCAGCTCCATAGATATTTTCCATTCCTTGTTTTTCTTCATATTCAATGTTAGTTATTCCAATAACTGGAACACCTAAAACATTTACTAATATATCTGCCCATTCATAGGACTTTCCGTTAATTAACGGTACTACTGGATATGCCATGTCTTATTATTTTTTAAATTGATAATGCAAAACCTATGTTTACTGTAATTGTATCAGCTACTCCAACTGGTACTAATTTAACTGCAATAGTTAATTCGTTATCAGTTAAAACATCTTGACTAGGATCAATAGTTACTTCAAAAGCAGATAATTCAAAATCTCTTTGCATTACTTCTAAAGCTCTATCACATAAAGAATTAAAGAATCCTATTGTATCTTCTGATAAAGTTCCATCTGCATTAATAACTAATGGACTTGCTAAAGATGGTAATAAGAATGTTCTTAAACTTGCAATAGCCTTATCAATTACTCTATTGTTATAGATGTAAGTATAATCGCTAGTTCCTGCAATACAAGTGTTTGGTTTAGTAAAGTAAGAACCTACAAAACCTACATACTTCTTAACGTAGTTATAACCAAAATTCTCAGTATTAACTAAACTACCATCAGTAACAGTAGTGTATAAAGTACCGTTAGCAAATGCTAAAACATCGTATTCAGCAGCAGCAATATTAAATTTCGCTACCCATGCAATGCTTTCGTTTACTTTTGCTAAAGCGATTGCTCCTAACTCAGTACCTAAACATCCAATACTTTTGTTAGTTGCTTTCCATAACTTAAATCCGTTATTATCTCCATCTTGACCGATGCAAACACTTACATTTTTATTGCTTAATAGCTTTAAATTTGCTAATGTAGATAAATCAGTAACACCACTAAATTCTGGTTGATAAACAACAGATGAAATAGTTTTGCTATTAGTTTCTAAAGCAGTTAAAACAGCTTGTAAAGTAGTAGTTTGAGCAGTTGCAAATGCAGTAGTTTTTTGATAAATACCCATTTGTTTAATCTCACCTTGTGCAAAGTTTTGCATTAAAGTAACACTTGCAAATGTTGTAGCATCAGCAGTAGCGTAAATACCAACATATAATTTACCTTTTGGTTGTATTCTGAAAAACTCAGATACATGGTAATACATAATGTCTATTTCAGAAACTACACCAGCTACTACGTTTTGAGTTAAAGTACTTGCATAAGCACCAACAACTGTTTTAACATAAGGAGTGCCACTATTTAAAAATACACCTTGATTTTTTGGAGCTGTAATAGTTACAGTTGCTGTACTAGCTAAAGCAGTAAATCCGTGTGTTGGAGTACCTAAGTTAATTTCAGCAGCTATTCTATCAGCACTTGTAGATGTACTAACTGCATCAGCAGTAACGGCTGTAAACTCGCATAAAGTAACTGTTCCTAAATCTGCTTTTGCTGGAGTTGGATTAGCACTATCAATAGTTGCACAAGTTAATTTATAAGTATCTCCTACTGTAAATTTAGTAGTACATAAATCGGTTGCTGTACTAGCAGTTGCATCTGCCGATGTGTTTATAATTCCTAATGCTTCTGCTTCCTCTACTGAATAAACTATTTTTATTCTGTTAGATGAGTTAAAGCCACTTGGCAAAGTAGCAGAGTAGAATAACATACCAGATATATAATCTGTACCTGCTAATGGTCTACCTAAACCGCCTTGTCCTTTGTTAAATATAACGTTATTTGCCATTTATAATATTTTAAAGATTATTTTTTCTTTTTTGGTTTATCTTCAGATACTTCCTCAGATACTTCATTTTTAACAACAAATAATTCTAATTTATTGCTTTTTGCATATTCTTCTACATTAGAGATTTCGGAAACATTATCTAAGTGAAAAATAGCTTTATTACTTGTAACAATTACAATACTAGAACTTTCTAATACATCTTTTGCTACTTGTTTTGCTTGGTTTAAATCCATTTTAAGGGTATTAAATAAAGGGGTTGCACTACACAACCCCCTTAAAGATTAATATTAGTTAGCTTGAACGATAGCTACAATTCCAACTTGTGATGTACGCATTTTAGATGCACCAAAGTTTTGTAAAGCAGATAAAATAGAACCATAGTAAGCAGGATCATTTTCATTTACAAATACATCAGCACTTCCTTTTGCTTTTGCAACAAATGAAGGATGGTAAGCTAAACAAGCTAAGTTGTCAGTAGTAGTAGCAGAACTAGGTGCACCAGTACCATCAGCAACAGTTTTTAAAATTGGTGTAGCTGTATTATCATAAACAACTACTGTTGAACGAATCATAATATCAAAACCATGAATACGATTAACAACACCGTTAGGTAATGCAGAAACACCATAAGATTGCATTTGGTAAACATCTTGGATAGCTAATAACTGACCGTTATAAATGCTAGATGGCATTAATAAAATACGTCCTTCTTGTGGTACGTTTGCAGCATCTAAAATACCTTTTGCATTTAAAATATCAGCTAAAGTAATTGCTAAACGTGTAGATGTAGCAGATGGAGCTAATGCAGAAGATACAGCAGAACCAGTAGTTTTAACGAAAGTACCAGCACCAGCAGGCGCCCATTTATATAAACAGTGGTTAGTAATAACCTCGTCTAAAGTATTTAATTGTTGGCTTAAAACACTCATACGCTTGTCATAAGAGATATAAGATGTTTCTTGTCCTCTTTCAATGTGGATAGGCTCTACATAGTAAGTGTCCATTGAATAAGTTAATTCGCTATCTGTTCTTTGAGAGATAGTTGCAGGGAATGAACCTAAGTTTTTAGAAATAGTTGGATTTGCTCCAGCTTGTGGAACGTGAACTGTTTTGTAGTTTACAAATCCATCGTGATTTACTGCACGATTAATAATTGCGTTATTCTTGAAAAGGTTTTCTTGAATATCTGCTAGCCATTGTTCTCTGTCTAATGCCATGATTTTTAGTTTTTAATTTTATGTTTTTTTATTTGTTTATTTATTAATCTACTTGAATTTTTGCACCGCAAGGATAAAAAGTTGTCCCATTGTACATGAATGATTGCGACCATGTTTTTCCTGCTGAACCAGTTACTACTGGAGCAATTACAGAACCAGAAAATGTTACGGTTTCTGAACCATTAGTTTTAACTACCACAGAAACCAAAGCACCTGCTTTTAAAGAACTAGCAGCAGTTAGGCTAAAATTAGCGTTTGCTGTTAATGTTGGAATAGCACTCATATAAACTAATTGATTAGACAATGTAACTGCTAATATTCCACCGCTAGCTGCACAAGTGAAAGATTGAGCTGCGCCAAATGGATAGTTGATTACTTTTGTAGTTTGAGCATTAACAGATACTACTGCTAAAATTGCTAAGATTGATAATAGTTTTTTCATGTTTGTTTTTTTATTTTTTATAGAATTGATTATACATTTCATTGTAAACTTCTGGAGTTGAATTTCTGATTTCAGCTAATCCTTTAGCATCTTTCTTTTCCCAATCTCTAATAGTCCATTCAGAACGATCTTCTGTACCGTTTTTAATAACTACATTCTTAACATCAAATACCTTTACAGCATCTTTAACGTTATTAATTTTGCTAATCATATTAGATACAAACTCAAAGTTGTTTTTAGCCATTTCGATAGTAGAATCCTTTTCAGTTTCTAAAATCTTTTTTTCTTTAATGGCATTTTCAACTAACTCAATAGCTTTAGTTTCTAATTCTTTTGCAGCTAATTCTTTAGCTTCGTTTGCTTTAGCTTCGTTTTCAGCAACAATAGCACTTAGTCTATCAACTTCTGCTCGTAACTCAGCATTTTTAATATCCTTTTCTTCAATAGCAGAAACAATAGTTTCTTCATTTGCTTCATTGGATAGTTTCAATACATTTTGTATCTTTTCCATGTTTGGTTTGTTTATGATTTTATTATAAATTATAGCCATATTGCTAAGGCTTTCCGATTTACTGATTTTGTATTTTTTTACACTTGCAACAACTTCATCTACTAAACCCATGTTTAATGCTTCGTTGGCACCTAACCATGTTTCTTTATCCATCATTGCAGATATTTCTTCTGGAGTTTGTTTTGTTCTATTACTTAAAATTGTAACTAAAGTGTCTTTAACTAAATCTAAAACAGCAGAATCATTAACTCCACTTGGATTATGTAGCATTAAAGTACCAAAGTCTGCCATGTAGCACTTTTTACCAGCCATTGCAATTACACCACTAATACTAGCGGCTAAACCATCAATATAGGTATCACAAGGGACTTTTGAATTAAGGATAGCAGATACAATAGAGTAACCATCTAATACAGAACCACCAATAGAGTTAATTCGTACCTTAATTTTACTACATTTATCTTGTAAATACTGCATTTCATACGCAAAAGAACTGCCAGAAATACCATATACATAATTTCCACTAGCATCAACAGAATCTCCTATTTGACTATAAAGTAAAATAGTTGCTTCATCTTCACTGATATTTTTTATGTATTTAAAATCCATTATACAAAAATAATTACTATATTTGTTTCAAATCACTTTAGTTACTATAATATGGGTAAAGAACACTCTCCAGATGATATAAGAAAAAAAATGTTATCTTATAAAGTAAGAGTAACAACTAGAATAAGCGGAACGGATAAAAACAAGTTTATGCTTGATACTTTGAAAAAAGGAGTTACAGAAAGTGTATTAGCTAAAGAAATAATTAACATTCATTATTCTTTGCAGGATCAATTCCCTGAGTTAAAGACTATGGAGTTTGTTGAATTAAAGAAATATCTAATAGAAAAAATTAAATTAAAATGAAAAAACTAACACTAATACTAGCATTATTAACCACGTTGTGTAATGCTCAAACAGATTATATCAAAGTAATTAACGTAACAGATACGGTTAGTGTAAATGATACTATCACTATTGTATTTACCAAAAATACTAATAACGGTGGTAATGGTATGAGCCGTTTGCAATTATGGACTTCTACCTATTTACAAGATTGTATGTATGTATCTAGTATGATGTTGCAATTTGATAGTGCTAATACTTATAAACACAAAGTTAAAATACTACCTATTATGGGTAATGGTAACGCTAGAATATACTCTAATGCTACAATAGGAGGTTATAAATCATTTTATATAAAACCTTTATCGTATGTTGGAATAAATGAATTATCTAAATCCAATGTTATAAGTGTTAAATATTATGACATTTTAGGAAATGAAAAACCCTCACATAATGAAGGTTTATCAATAGTGATAACAACGTATTCAAACGGTTATCAAAAAAAGGAAAAGATTATATCTCTACAATAATAAATTTATTGTTATTAAAATCAATACCACCACCATTAGTTGATGCTATTTGTAGCTTAATTACTTTATTTGGAGGGACTGACATAACAGTAATACAAGTACAAACCCCTAAATACAAATCCACATTTACAGCTAATACATCTAAATAAGATTCACTTATATCTTCAGAAACACCATCTACCAATATCTGTAATTTTCCACCATCTCCAGTTGAACCAGAAAACCTAACATTTGTTTTACCTTGTATTAACCATGTTCTAGTAATACCATCATTAGGAGTTGTGTATGTTGATGCCGTTAAATCAATGTAAGATGTACTAGTCGTGTTTTGATTAACAGATTCTATTTGACTTGTAATTTTACTTGAACCATAAGCACTAACTAAAGCAGCGCTTGTAAAATCTCCGCCGCTAGCAACATCGGTAGGAATATATTTGAAAATATTATGTACTGTTTTACTAACAGAATCACTAAATATTAATGGATCAGCGGTTGCATCTTGCGTTTGTGTTAAAATAAATCTAGCTACATTTGTTGCACCATTTACAGCAGTTGTTTCGTAATATTTACCGCCATAAAATAAAGCTCCAGCAGTAACATCTTTGCCAGCATCACTAACAACACATCCACTAATAACATAAGGAACGGTTAATGAATAACTACCTAAATTAGATGTTATTAAAGCCTTTATAAAAGCAGCTTTATCTTCTTCGTTATAGTCTTGTAAAAAAGCTAATGAACGACCAGTAAATGGTTGTTTTGATGTTGGGCTAACTATCTGTGTAGTATCTATTCTTTTTGCCATTGTTTAAATTTTAGTATGTTTGTATATCGTATTGCATTCCTTCTAAATTATATTTATCTGCAAAGTTAGTTATTAATCCATCAGCATTAGCACCTAATGAAGTGTGAAATGCTACTGGAACAAATATAGTATAATCGTATATTGCAGTTGCATAAGTAGCGGTTAAATCCATATAATCCTCTTGATATAAGCTATCTAATGGCATTACGGATGATTCTTCGCTATCCGTGTCCATTACAAATACATTGCCAGTATCTACAAAATTATTAGTTATGTAAATACCACTAGTTATAAAGAATTTATTTAATGCAAATTCAAATAATAACTTTTGAGCTGAATATTTAACACGTTCTTCACTACCTATAAATACATCATTTACTTTAACAAAATAAGTTGTATTACTTGGAAGTATTCCAGCAGTTGTAACTTTTATACACTCATAAATAGCTTTATCCGTCCATCTTATCCTATCTTGTACTGCATAAGTAGCTATAATACTATAATCAGTATAAACATTACCATCTTTATAATCTTCAAATATTAAAGACCATTTATTTTGAATAGGTTTAGCTAAAACATACAACCACGCTAAGAATTTATTTTCTCTTAGTGCAGGCGGTGTTAATTGCTCACTTACTACTTCCGTATCGTAATCGTATAATGCCATTACTGAGGTGTAAAAGTTAATTTATCTACAAATGTATTACTAGCAGTTGTTTCTTCTACTGCATAACCAGCATATAATTGATAAGATGGTATTAATGTAGTGCTATTTTGTACCATATAAGTTTTACTAGCAAAGGCAGTTGCATCTGCTCTAACCGCTACATCTTCTAAAACAACATCATTAACTCCAGTAACCGATTGAATAGCATCTACTAAAGAAGTTAATCTAATCTTACCATCAAAAGGTAAATCAGATAAATAAGTATTTACGGCAGCAATAACAGCATCTGAAATAGTAGCGGCATATTGACCATCAAAGTAAATATTAGCTTTTAAATATAATTTATCAGATGTTAAAGAAGTAGCAATATAATTAACTCCTGCAAAACAAATATCATCTAAGTAACCATTTAAAGAAGATAATTCTGGAGCAGATAAAGCAACTGGAGGATCGGATTTAGCAACCTTAACTAAAACAGTTCTTTGTGCTGTTCTATTTACTGCTGCTCTAGTAATTAATAATTTAGTAGCATCTACTGTTGTATAATTAACTGAAAAATCAGTCCCTACTGTTAATACTTGTGGTGTAACTGAATCGTATTGAAATTTTAATACTTTATCTTGTAACCAAGCTCCAGAACCAACTGCTGCATTAGATATTGCAACCTCTAATTTATCCTTATAAATATCCCATAACGTTTCTTGTAAAAACATTTGTGTTGCAATAATATATTTCCAAAGTTTATAGATGGATGAGTTAGAAGTAGAATTTAAACTACTTAAATCAGTTTGTGCAGATTGTTCTGCATCCATTAAAGCTAGTATTGTTGCTATTGACCTTGCCATTATGTTAATTCGTCTGGTGTGTTAATTGTTGCATTAATAACTGGTGTTAAAGTTCCAGTTGTTGTATCGGTTGTAAGATTATCATTACCTAAAGTAGCATAATCTTGTATGTAGTCTTGTACGTTTGGATGGTCGAAACTTTGTTCTTCGTTACGTCTAAGTAATTTACCAAATGTCCCGTATCTTGCAGTATGTACCGTTTGCCAAACAGTATCGGTTAAAGTTAAAATAGTTGCATCCTCATCTAAATAAGATTCAAATAAGATGTGTAAACGTACCGTTAAATCGTATTCTTGTGAACTTGCTAATTTACCTTTATCTCTATAAGTAGATGGTAAAAACTCAATACCAATAGAGGGATATAAAAATGCGTTTTCTTCACTTTCACGCTCTAATTGGTTATTCCATAGAAATACTTTTTTAATTCCAGAAATAGCTTCTAAATCAGTTTTTAAAGATGTGAATAGTGTAAGTTTAGACATTGCTACAAATATACAAATTATTTATTAAATTGTTGTTTAATTAAGTCCAAAATAAAACACTTGGCAATAGTTTAATCCTAAATTACTCTTATTTATTAGTATATGAGTGAAATAAAAACAACTGTTTGTTAATTGCTCGTTTACATTTCCTTTGCCTATTAAACTAATCATTTGAATATTTTATTTATTTTGTTTCTAAAATAAGATTCTAATTTTCTATCTAATACCCTACTATATCCGAAAAATTGACGTTTAGGCATCTTAAAAGGATATTTACCAAATGCACGCCCTCTCATTCCGTAATTATGAATATCCGCATAAATCTTATCTGAATAAACACTTACACTAAAATCTATCTTTGTGCTTTTAGCCCTTGTTTTTAATGAATTTTTTAATGCTCCAGTTTTATTTAATATTTTATTTCCAGTATATGGTCGCTCTCTTTTACGTTTTAAGGGTTTCCATTTTATTAAGGTATTATTAGTAAAACCTTCATCTGCAAATGCTTTTTTAGAATGGTTTAACGCTTCTTTTTTCATGTAAGTTCGCATAGCATTAACAGCAACATACATTTCTTGTTGTTTCTTAGTTATTTTACGAGCTTCATTAAATGCCATTTTACTGTTTCTTTTTTGGTAAAGGTAAACCGAAATTCTTTTTAGCTTTCTCTTTATCTTTTAGTGCAACCTTAAAATATGGGTGCTTTTTACTAAATACTTTCTTTTCTTTTGCTGCATTAAATCTCCAGATCTCAGGAACTGTTTTATGTAAGTTTAATCCTATTGTGTTAGTTGAAACTACATTTTCTCCATAAATCGGTAAAACTCTACACCTACAATTATACCCATTTGGAGGGTAGTATTCATTCCAAAATACATCAGTTTGCTTTTTAATAACACCGTTTAATAAAGCGTGTTCTTGCCTTACTTTAGCATCTTGTCTAGTTAAATACTCTAAATATCCGCTATATTTATCAGCCATTTTTAGTTATTTTTAACCAGTTTTTTACATTTATTCCAACTTGCTCAGTAGAATCTAATTCGATAGATAAATAATCATCATAATACTTTGAATATATTGATTTAGCATCATTATCATAATCTTTTAAAGATAGTAATTCTCTTAAAAATTGGTATTGTTTAGCTGCCGAAAATATGTATAAATTTTCTCTTAAATCAAAAAGCATTTCATAATCTTCAGATCCTAATTGAAATTCATCTATATGGTTGCCATAACCTTTATAAAGATAATTTGTTAGTTCTTCTGATGTTTTAGAATATAAAGGATAATAAAAATTATCTAATGATACTATACCATTTTTTATCCAATACAATAAATCATCTACTTCATTTTCTGAAAGTAAATTTATTTGTTTTTTTGATATGTTTTGTATTCCACAAAAATCGCACATTAACTATAAGTATCTTTTAAACTATTTGATACATTTTGTATGGTGTTTTGTTCTATTACTGGTATAACCTCACTACCATATTTCTCCTCTAAGTATTCAGGACTAAATGTAAATTTACCAGTTTTGATTAATTCAATATCAATCTTAGACTGTTCAATTAATGATAAATCATCTTCTGCTTTTACACTAATTGTTACACCTTCTGGAAATATACCTAAACGTGTCATCATTGGCACTAATTGATAGTTTAAAACACCTTCAATAAAGAACTCATCATTGTATGCTACATTCTTTAAAACACGTTCTTGAACTTCTGCACTACCTACATAGGCTTTCTCATCTAGTGTTCCAGTTTGCCCTAAAATTAGTTTACTAATTTCAGAATTACAACGCTGTATCATCATATCAAACACTTGAAAAGCATCTGAACGGTTACTTTCTACTAACTCAATTAAATCATCTGTATCAAACACACCATAACTAGCAACTGCCATATTTCTAAGGTAGTTTTCCATATTAGCACGTGTTTCTTCATCTCTTACATTTGTTTTACCTATTCTAATAGGGCTACCAAATATCTCTACAAATTCACTCCATGCACCTAAAGCGTTTTTCTTCCAAATAACTAAAGGAGCTGCTTTTAAATACAGTCCTAAATCTTTTGGTTTACCCACACCAATACACCAATTATTATAAGGTGCTTCTAAATAATCAGTACCAGTTAAATCAGCATAAGTATTAGTTACTATATGAAATTCTGGTTTAACGTATTCTCTAGGCACTAATTCAACCGCTTTAAAAGCATCGTTTACAACACTATCAAATTGAATTAATGAATGACCGTAAAATATAGCATCTAATGAATAGTCTATAAAATCTCTAAACCATTTCTGTTTAATAATCTTTTCTAAATCTTCGCTTTCTTCACCATTTAACAATACATCAAAATCCTTACATAATGTTAAGTTTTTTCGTTGATTAACTGCTGCTGTTAAGTGAGCATCTAATTCAATATTCTTGTAAATAGTGTATAATTGCCTTCTTTGTGGAGATATTAAAGATTCTGCTGCTGTTACTGCTAGTTTGTACGTTGCAATATCAGTAGCACCTCTATATAGTTGTGTAGGCGTAGAAATACGGTTTCTAATATCTGCCGTTTTAGGCATATTAACAGAAACATCTTGAACTTTACCAAAATTTATGTTATATCCAAATATTTCCATTACCAAAGTTGATTTGATTGTTTAGTTGTTGATCCATCTGAATTACCCCATCTTATACTCATTCCTTGTTGTGGTAGTATTTGAGGTAAATCGGCAGTTATATCTCCACTTGCGACACGTTTTAACCAAGCAATAACACCGCCTGATTGGGTAGGGCTGTTTCCATCGTATGCCTCTTTTCTTAAGTCTGGTATATTTCTAGGGTTAATTCTTTTGTGAAGTTTATATAGTGTGGTATCTAATAAACATTCAACTATCTGTTGATTTCTATTATCTCCTTCGGTCCATTTAGTATCGTCATCGGGATAAGTAGCGGTTAAAGTATAAGCACTACCAGCACTCCAAAATTGAGTATTAGTAGGTAATATACCAACGGTAGAAACTAAACAAGTATATTCAATGTTGTTATAATAAACTTTATCAGCTATTGCATAAGTAGTAGTATTGCTATACTCAGATTCTGGTAATGTAACGTAAAATAAAGTTTTATCTAAACAAATTTGTGTCCATTCAGCAGGAGCAAAAGCGTGTGCAACATTACCAGCTATTGACTTATAAATATATCCTGCTTGTAAAACGTATTGACCAGTTGTATAAACAGTAGCAGCACTAAAAGCTGTTGCAGTCCATTCTACTAATTGTTTACCGTTATAAGTAGCAGTAATATCAAATACCTTAGTATCTGTAAATATCTGATTAGTGATGTATCTTTGAGTTAAATAGCTAATCATTTCTGATTGTGCTGATTGCTCTACATCAAGTTTAGTTTGCTGATTAGATTCAATTATTTGAGCTAAGTTATCAGATTGAATAACACGTAAATAATCATTATCTCTTAAAAGTCTAGCCATTGTACAAAAATACTTACAAAATAGTATTAGTTTATACTATTGTTACTATTAATTTCTAATTTAACCTTGTTTTCCTTAATCTTATGCACCTCAGCATTTAACATAGCTAATTCTAGTTTGTGCATATCTTGAACGTAGCTAACAAAGTTGTATTTAAGCTCCTTAATACGAGTTTTACGAGTGATTATAAAGATGTCGCTGTGAATTAAAGTATTAGTTTCCTTATCTTCAATAAAGAAAGTTACTGTATTATGCCCATCAATTAGTTCTTTGTGTGATTTTACTTTCATTTTAATGTTTTTTCTATTTCAATTATCTTATTATAAATTTCAGCATCAGAACTAGCACAATATAAACCAATGCTATTATTTTCTTTTATAGCCTTCAGTTTAAATCTCATAATCTCGTGCCATTGCCTATAAAGTTTTATTAATATCATTGATGTTTTCATTATAACCTATGTTTAGTGTTTATTGGTGCGTTTCCTACTTTCCTACCAAAATTGTTTGGCGTACCATCTTGATACTTTCTAAATGATTCTTGTAAAGTGTAGCATAAGTAATAATCCATATTATCGCTAAAATGGTGGTGCTTTTCATAACTCCTACCATCTTCACCCTTAACTTTTTGTTTTAGTTTAGTTCCATCGCTATCCTCTAAACCGAACAATAAATCATTTTTCAAATATACACTATTTTCGTAAATATAAACAAAACAATCATCAAAATTTTCAGCAAATATTGAATTAATAAAATCCCCTCTTAACTTAACTGGAGGGTGTGCATTAAATACCCTTAATACTGGTCTAAACTTATCTAATTCGTTTTGTATAATCTTATAATCATTATAACCAGCTTCGTTTTTAGTTCCATCTTGCTTACCAGAAGGATCTCCATAAACAAATAAACCGCCTTTATGAGCATTAAAACGTCTGGTAAATTCTCTACAAGTATCGCTAGTTTTGTTTTTAGGGTATTCCATAGCTATTTCATCTATCAAATAACACCTTTTACCCTCTTGCTGCCAAACAGATAAAGAAACATAAGGATTAACGTTAAAGTCAAATGATATATGTAAAGGCAAACTTTCGTTATATTGGTAATTTAAAGTGTTTTTACCTAAATCAAAGTTCTTATAAAAACGTCCACCAAGTTGTTTATTGCCCCATTTACCATTACAATAAACTTCCCAATAGTATGGGTTTTTTAACTTTAAATCCATTAAAAACGCTATAAATTCAGCAGGAATCCACTTATTATGTGTGTAATTACTATGATGAACAGTAAACGGTAAATCCACATCTCTAAACTCATATTGTTTAGTATCATGGTTAAATACTGGCACGTCCTTCATAACCGTAACATCTCGATAAGATAGTTCGCTATTGCCTTTAAAAAAGCGTTTCCAAAACCAATGGTCTTGATAATTGCCTTCTGTTTCAGGATTTATAGTAAATGTTTCTTGTAAATAATCAGCTTTGGTAGTACGAATTGATGTAGTAACGGTTATAAAATCCGCTTCTGTTGGTATATCTTCCTCCCACCATGCACCAGTTGGATCTTTAACTGATTTAATCTTTTGGGTATCATCACAACCCCTAGCTAAAAAACAATTACCGTTAATGCAATGTATCTCTAATGGCTGTAACTTAAATTCAAATAGTTCTTGTAAACCTAATTCAAAAATAATATCTTTAATAGTTTGATAACTAGAATCTTTAATGGTTGCATAAGTATTTCTAATTAAAATATGCCTAAAATAGTTTTCTGTTAAGCATCTATAAATTAATTTCTTAGCTTCAAAGTTAGATTTAGAGCTACCACGACCACCGTACATGATAACATAACGGTCTTTATTATTTAAAATAGGTATAAAATGTTCATTAACAATCTTATCCCATTTACACCATTGTACTTTAAACATAATTTAATAAGGTAGAGGTCAAGTTTACTTTGCACCATTTAGATGCCGATATTGATTCAAAACACATACCCGCTCTTCATGTGTCCTCATATTTTTAATCAGGTGTTATGACGGTAATTATCTTACCTTCTACTTTTGCGTTAATATCAGCAGGAATTAATTTAGCTGCTATCTTATAAAACTCTGTTGGTTCAGTTTTAGCCCACGACAATAGATTAGCTTCGCTATCTTCTTGTAATTCGTTAAACACCTCTAAAACACGTTCTTTAACCGTTTTAGTTAGCTTGTTAGCGCTACCTACCACTCTACCCCCAGTTTTTTCTTTACCTTTCTCAAA